TAAATTTTACATTTTAGAAACCGAGACAATTGACACGAACAAAGCGCCTTCGCCGCAAAATCTGTCATTTGTTTGGAATAAAGGAATTTTAAATTCTTTTGAAGCGTTACGATTGGTTTCGTTTGCAGCAAATTTTCAATTTTTTGTTTTACCTTCGCAGACAAACGGGAATCGAACTTTATTCCTTATCGATAAAGCAAACGCGCCAGCATCGAGTTCAGCGTATTACAATACGGTTTCCGAAAACGATATTCTTAGTTTAGTTATCCGCGGACCGGAAGAAATCAAAAGCATCAAAGGAAATTATAATTATTACCGCTGGCAAGGAACCGAGCTTATAGAAACAAAAGGCGGAGGAACGCTTTTTCTTGACGCAACGGGGAAAGAAGTTTCTTTTGAAGCGTTGATTACAAATCCATCGCAACAAACGAACCTGACAAATATTTTAAACGCAATGAAAGCGTTTTACCAAAAGCCGACCTTAAGCGTGGAAATAAACGATCTACACGATGAATGGCGACCAGGAGATCGCATAGTTTTCAACCGACGCGATGAATTCGTAAACGTGGACATGATTATAAGATCAATCGAGTGGAACTTTAATGATTTAACGACAACCATAGAAGGCGACGCAACGCTCACTCCATACGTCCAAGAATGAAGATATTACACGACAATAAGATCAGCGCGGTTTCCGTGTCATCAGGCGCTCAATTTTCTTCAAGCTTTGCGGTTTCAAATGTCCAAAACGACATCCCGCAAAACGTCTTCATGGCGAACTCGGCAAGCGCGACCATAAGTGCGACCATAACCGCAGGCGTTCAAGCGGTATTCGTTTCGGGATTGATGGCAGATAACGCGGTTATCGAGATTACCGATTCTGACAACTCGCTGACCTATAGCGAAGTCTTGAATACAACTAAATTTTCATCGCTCAAAATACTTGGACGCAATAACGATAATCAAATCCCATGCTCGCTCGATCCGTTTACGATTTCGGGTTTTACAGGTACGGTCCTAAGCTCGCCACTGACAAGTGATACGACGTTAAGCGATCCATTAACGGGCGCACCAAATACTCTTGAGCTTCAAGCAAACTTGACGCTTGGCGATGGTGGCGAGGAAGAGGTGATTCTTGAGCTAGGTTTAGGTTCATCAGAAAGTTCGATTCAAAACAATTTTGACGGGTCAGCATTAGGTGCAGGAACAGTTAAAATCATTTTAGAATCTCAAGACGACCTTAAAGACTCGCCCATTGAAGGAAACGCAATTGCGAAATGGAATCAATCATCAGGCGCGACGGGACGCTTTGACGATTCATCAGACGCGGTTGTGAATTGCGTTAGCTTTGGGAACGTGCGCGTCGGTTCGCTGGTCACGATTGGTGGGGTCGATTATCAAGTCACGAAAATCGTAGGACAAGGTACGGGAGCCGCGGACGTTACGCTTTCGGGAACGGTTTCGGATGGAACAATTACTGCGATCAAGAATCCGGTCCGCGTTGGGATTGTTCGCGCTTCAGCTTGCATCAGCCTAGAAAATCCTCAGATCGGATTTTCTAAGGCATTGAAAGATTTTTCAATTCGTAAACCGCTGATCAATGGCGGGTATCGTCAAACGCCTAAAAACGTCGCGAAACAATTTACCATCGACGCGGTTTTGCCAATCGCGCAAGCTAATAATCTTTTCGACTTTTATTACGCGTATCGTTCAAAACCGTTTCCGATTGCCGCGCTTCAGGGTATGCCGACGGCACAAAGCGAAGCGCAAGAATACAGCGGATTTTGTTATTTATTGGACGCGCCAGAAATGCAAAGCGCAACGATTGACGGGTCTTATCAAAACGTTAATTTCTCAGTATGTGAGGTAATCTAATGGCGGATCGAATCATTAAAGGTGATAGCGGCAACGACGTTGTTATACAGAATAACGCGGGATCGCGGAAAATAGAGGTTACGAATTCAGGAGACGTTGAAGTTACGGGAGACGTTAAAACGACAACCGTAAAAGCAACGAATCTAAAAGCAAACGATGGGACCGCATCGCTAGAAGTCGCAGATTCAACAGGAGATATCGGGTTTTCAGGAAATACAAATTTAAAAATAAAATTACCCTCCGCGGGGGGGATATATGAATCGGATGGGTCAACGCCAGTTTTAACCGAAGCTAGTGGAGATGTTTCTCTAGGTAGTTCTGTAATCGGTAGTGTGCCCGCTGGGATGATAGGACCCTTTGCAAATAATTCGGTCCCATCGGGATGGTTAGCTTGTGATGGATCAACGGTTTCAAGGTCTACTTATTCAGTCTTATTTGGGGTAATAGGGACAACCTGGGGCGCAGGAGATGGTTCAAGCACGTTTGCACTACCAGATTTAGAGGGCTCTTTTTTAAGGGGTACTGGTTCAAATAACACGCACAACATGGCTGATGGAAACGACTTCGCAGGGCCATCAGTAGGAAGTTTTGAGAACGACTCGATGCAGAATCATGCTCACCAATTAGCGTTCCAAACGTCTACAGGAAATGCCAATTTAACTACTTCAGCAGCCGGTCTAGGAAGACAAGCGGAAGGGGGTTTAAATTATGCTTATGGGAGTAGTAATGCTACAAACGATAATATTATTAAAGGGTTAATAGAATTTAATTCAGAGGGGACACCCAGAGTGGGTGACGAAACCCGACCTTTTAATGCTGGTGTAAAATACTGTATAAAATATTGAGGTAAAAAATGATTGCATACAACAAAGAAAACGCATCACCAAGGGAACGACAAAAGGATCCGTTAGGTGAAGGGTATTTAATGCCAGGAAATTGTACTGATGTTAAACCACCAGAATTTAATTCTAAAACACATACTTGTAAATTCGAGGGATCAAAATGGGTGACAACTAAAATTCCAGATCCTCCAAAAGAAAAAGAACCTGAACCTTATGTAGAAACCTATAAAGATAAGCGTTTAAAAGAATACGGATCGGTGCTGGAACAAATAGAATTTATTACAGAAAAAGGCTTGGATGCTTGGAAAACTAATGTTAATGAAATCAAAAAAAAATTTCCTAAACCAAGTTGATAATGGATCATCACCAACCAATGCAAACGGATATCACCGATATCCCAAATCGATTTGCAGACGTTTTATTGACTCAAGCAAGTTTGCTTGAAATGGTGCTTTGCGGGATGCTTGTGGCGCTCGGCTATTACATTCATCATGAAGGAAAATCCGCAAAAGGTGAGCGCCAATTAAATCAAGAAAAATTTGAATCGCTTATAATACGAACGCAAGATACGACCGTTAAAATGGCAAGCGACTTGTCAAATATTACCGCTCGAATCGATAACATCGAACGCGAATTAGAATCTCAAAAAGATTTTCTGTTTGCAAATCTAAGGACGAAATGATCGCAGCACTCGCCCCCGTAATCGCGGGAACCGTCAAAACCATGGCGCTTTCTTTTTTGAGTGAAAAACTACTTATAAAAGTTGTTTTTCTTCTCCTCGAAAAACTCGTCAAATCGACTGAAAACGACTTGGATGATAAGATCCTCGCCGAATATGAAAAGTCGATGGCGGGGAAATTGTGAAGCGGGTCGCTTATATTACGAAGAACATTCATCGCTACGGCGGGAGCGCTCATGGTTGAAATGCTCACGCCTAATTTCAGCCGCGCCGAAATGCAATGCAAGTGCGGCTGCGGATTGACGCATATGGATGAGAAATTCATGGAAATGCTTCAACAACTACGCAATAAACTTGGAGCGCTTCCAATTTCGTCAGGCGTAAGATGCGAAAAGCATAACAAGGAATCGGGCGGATATCCGAAATCGGCCCATCTACAATCGATAGGCGCGGATATTCGTATTTACGGACCGCGTGCGCTCGCCCTGGTCGAGGAAGCACGTAGAATCGGATTCTCAGGAATCGGAATCGCGCAGAAAGGCGAGTACAAAAACCGCTTCATTCATCTAGATATTCTACCGCGTCAAGCGCTTTGGTCGTATTGATTAAACCTAATTCATAATCCGTTAAAATATTTTTAATCTGCGATCCGTGAAGCAACCCGCCAGCGCGGGAACGAAAACCCTCGGCGTTAACGATTTGCGCTATCCTATAATACGTCAAACCCTGATTCCTTAATTTGATAACGCGCCTTGCAAGCTTCGGCTGTTTCTCGCTTAATCTCGGCGTTCCTTCAATTCGAATCTTCCCATTACGATCAACCGTCTTGATCGCCTTTCCGTTTCGCTTTCCTGTTTCTCGTTGCTGATCGCGCCCAGCGATCATTCGTTTCGATAGTGTAGAACGTTCAAGCTCAGAGAAAACGCCTTGTATTTGAACCATAGCTTTGCGCATCGGATCATCGTAGATTGCGCGTGAAATGTTTTCGCCAGTATTCGCAGAATATAGATCGATCTCTTTAGATGCGATAAACGTGGCTAATTGCATTTGGAGCAATAGCTCACGCGCCAAACGTGTCATGTCTTCAATGATTATTATATGGATATTCTGCGCGTCCGCATAAGCGATCATTTCGGAAAAAGCAGGGCGTTTTTCGACTACGCCAGAAATACCTTTTTCCGTAAAAATGCGCTCAAGTTCAAACGCATTTTTTAAAGCAAATTTTTTGATATAGGTCGCTTGCCGATCGAGTCCTGTTCCTTGAATCTGATCGCGTGACGAAACGCGCCGATATCCAATTGCCTTCTTATTGGACATATACGCTGATCCGGTCTAATAACCAGCGCAAAAAATAAATAATTATATTAGTATGATGCAAGTTTTTTTTTTATCACATGTTTTTTTTCTTGACTAATCAAGAGAATAAAACGTATTATTCTCTCTGTCAACGCATTAACCGCATTTGCAGGGAAGAATGGATTCGAACAAAGCGCCATTGACGGCGCAACCCTCGAAAAATCTGTTTAGCGATTCAAATAGCGAGATCCTAAATACGACTCAAGCCGCGAGTATCTGCGGCGTTTCATATCATAAATTTTTACGCGAGTTCGGAGAGATTCCTTATTCGTTCGTCTATCCAGGCGGACCGCGCATTTATATGCGGAGCGAGGTTCGCGCTTTCATCGAGGGGAAGAATAAATGAGAGACGACGTCGCAAAGCGATTCGAAACGTGGATCGATCCCGTCGGATGCGATGCCAATTACAAGGGATCGCATCCCGACCTTGATATCTATCCGCGTCCCGATCCCGACATCGCATGGAAACGCTTTTGCGAGCAATGGGAGAAGTGGTGCGAGCTAACTCCGCTGGCACTTGGCAAGAAATGAAAGCCCATAACCGACCATTCAGGCGCGTTCCTGGCGCGATGAGCAAAACCGAGGAACGCTTCGCTGATCTCTTAAACGAGTACCAGCGCGATAAACAGATCGTTTCTTATAGTTTCGAACCCGTGACGTTTAAACTCGCCGAAGGCGTTCGATATACGCCCGATTTCATGGCGGTTTTCGTAGATCCCACAAGGGGCGTGGCGTTTTACGAGATCAAGGCAAGTGAGTTTCACGCCAGCGGTAAATCGAATCAGATGAACTCACTTACGAAACTCAAAGTTTGTGCGCGGACTTTTCCGCAATTTTATTTTTTTAAATGTTATCCGCGAGCCAAGCGAGAGGGCGGATCGTGGGTGATCGAACCTATTAAAAATTAACGCTTTCCCGTGCAAATTCTCCGGCTCTCCTCTCGGCGCGACCCTCAGTACGCGCGACAAAAAGGAGTTTATCGGTCTAGGTTCTAGCATTCGAACCAGCGTCTAACATTGCGCAAGGGCTGACGCGGGAAAGCATAATGAAAATATATTTTTGGTGACAATACCAAAAAAAGATATTTGTCCAGAATGCGGTTTCAATAATCTTTACGGACCATTGTCGGATTTTTGGGGTATTGCATGTCCAGAATGCGGATGGTTTGAAGAATATAAAATTAAACAAGGAGATTTTAATGATGACAAGAATGGAAATGGAAATGATAACCGATCATTTGATTAATCTTTATAACAAAGGTGAAACAGAATTACTTAATGAAAACGAAAAAATTGTAATTTTAAACTTATTGAAAAAATTATCGGAGATTACAAAGCAGGACATAAGAATTGATATTAAAATGAACCCATGGAGAAAGACATTAAAAAGAGAAGTCACAAACGAATCAAGAACTACGGCTATAAATTAATATGATTCATTACCATGGCGCTGATCTCGACGGCAAATTTTGCGTTAAATTTTTTAAGAAAAAAGACGCATTAATTTCTTTTCCAAGAAGATCAAACCAAGTGATTATAACAGAAATTTGTCGGTCATTTGTTTTTGATAATGGCGCATTTAGTTTGTGGAAATCAGGGAAAAAAACTGAATGGGATAAGTTTTATGTTTGGGTCGATGAATGGAAATATCACCCAAGATTTCAATGGTTTATAATTCCTGACGTTATAAACGGGTCTGAACAAGAAAACGATGAACTAATTAAACAATCTCCATTTCCTGATTATATTTCGGTCCCTGTTTATCATTTAGGAGAAAGTTTTTCGCGTTTAAATAAATTAGCCGAAAGATTTCCAAGAATTGCAATTGGATCAACGCAAGGGTATCAACTTAAAACAATGAGGTTTTATAATGAAATGAGAAAAATATTTAATACGATTTGTTGTAAACAAGGAATTCCAAAAACAAAAATTCACGGGCTAAGAATGCTTGAAACTGAAATAGTAAAAAGCTTTCCTTTTTCGAGTTGTGATTCCGCAGGTGCGTCAATTATAGCAATATACAATTCTAGTTGGAATTATCCGTACGCGCCTAAAAACAAAGCGTCAAGGGCTACTTTATACGCTGACAAAATAGAAGAAATCCAATCGCCTTCATTTTATGAATTTAAACCTACACAAATGGAATTAATATGAAAAATTATCATTACGTTATTGTCTTTCTCGGTGCAATCGTAGCCGCAAATCTTTTAGTCAATTATTTTGGACCTAGTGCTTCAATTATTATTGCATTCTTATTCATTGGACTCGATCTTAGCTTGCGCGATCATTTACATGAAGCGTTTGGCGATAAGCTTATCGTTAAAATGGGCGCGTTGATCTTATCCGGTTCTGCGATCACCGTCGCGCTTAACTTTGACGCAATGCAAATCGCAATCGCCAGCACGGTCGCGTTTGGTTGTTCCGCTGTCGCAGATAGTGTCGTTTACCAGTTTCTTAAATCAAAAAAATTCCTAGTTAAATCTAACGCGTCAAACGTCGCAGGAAGCGCGGTCGATTCGGTTCTTTTCCCGACTATCGCTTTCGGCGCATTGATGCCTGAAATCGTCATAGCTCAGTTTATAGCGAAACTCGTTGGCGGATTTATATTCGCCTTAATAATTAAAAAAATGAGAGATCAATGAATGCAAGAGAAAAAATGAGCTTCCTTTATGGACTGTATCTCGCCCATGACCGGAGCGAAAACCATACGGAAAAATTTATGACCAGTTTTGAATTAATGGTCAAAGCCGAGTTTCCAGAATGGAACTTTTCAGAGGAGGAAGATGAATCAGAAAATTAACGCAATCGCAAACGAAAGAAAAAAACAATGGAACAAACGCCAAAAAACAATCCGCAAAATATGTCAAATGTCGAATTTCTTAACTCAATTAGTGAAGAAAAAGTCGGGTTTACTCCGCCACGAGAAACTAAACAAACAGGCGGGAAATATCTCAAAGCGAGCCTTATCGGAGACGGGTATTCTAACCCGCTCAAGTTGCGGTTATTGGGTACGTTTATGGACGGTAAAATGATTAATGGCTGGCGAGCTTTTAGAAAAAGCGGAACGCCAAATCGAAAGCGCAAACTAAACGAAATAGATTTAACCGAATTAGGTACAAATAATTTCGGAAAAAAAGAAGAACCCGTCGAATTTTGGGCGGTTCCTGTTTACGTTTTCGATGATCAAACCGTGCAGATATTCGAGTTTCATCAACAAG